TTTCATGCCTCCGTTTCAATGATTTCCGGTTCCTCCGGGAATACCGTGGGTTCTTCTCCCCATACCGCCATAACGGCGCTGAAGTAGGGCTCCGCAATCTCCTCCTGGACCTGCTTTCGCCCATTCGCGCTGTTCGCATACGACCGCCGGAAAATATCTCCGATGGGGTAGCTTGTCCCTTCCAGCTCGATATACTTTTGCCTCATTACATTGACCTTATCCCGGTCAAGGTCCTGCAAAGTGATTTCTTCGTACATTTTTCCTGCACCTCCTTTCTCTATGTCGCTTTCTTGTACCAACCGCAAAAATTAATACCGCCATCGGTAGAAGAGTTAACCATCCACCATTCCTGTGCGGCTCCGTCGTCCTTCTGAAAATAAACGGAGCCTCCGCCGTCGTCATCGATATATCCGACATCCCAATTATTGCTGACGCAGCCATACAGCTCTGTCACGGTAATGGGGTACCTGCTTTCGGTTGATACCGCAAAGGGCAGCCCCTGTATTCCGGCATAAGATCTGCTGCCGGAACTCCCGTCACCAGCAGCAGTAATCCTTACACGTAGATAACAGGTAATATAGACCCAATCGCCGAGCGTCCAATATTTACAGCCGCGATTTTCGGTAATTGTATAGCTTACCGCCGGGCCGCTCCTTGCTATCAACACCGGCGTCCACGCGCCTTCCTCTTGTCTCAGGTTGAGAAGGGCGGAAGTCTGTTGTATGCTGTTCTTGTTTCCCCCAACAACACTGAGTAACGTTTTCCAATCGCCCCAGGGAGACGCGGGAATCCAAAGCATATCACGGACGCGGTAATATATCGTATATACCGAATTCTCGCCTGTATGGCCCGGGATAATGTATTGATATACGATTTCTCCGCCAGATGAAGCCTCATCTACCACCAGCTTAAATCTTCCTCTATAAGGGCAATTTATCAAGCTTTCCGCAATAGCGGTGCCTGTACACCAGTAGCTCCCCGGCGTTATATAATTATTTAAATCCTGGCCTGTTTGCAGCCTGTCACTGGTAGGGATAGGCCCCAGGTTCAACACCTGAAGGGAATTGGCTGCCGGGATTTGCGGCACGGGAACCTTAGCGCCGGAATCGAGCGTGGCTACGCCGTTGGCTGCGCCTTTTTCAGCCTGTGAAATAAGTGTACTTGTGTCTACTGGAGGCCCTGTCGGTCCCTCTGGTCCTTGAGCTTTTTGGGTTGTCTTTACATATTTCCCTGAAGCAGGGTCCCACAGCTGCCAGTAGCCATCCGAACTAATTGTAGGATAGTGTTCAGAGGCTTCCTCAGCTTGAGCGGCACTATTTGCCGCATTGGTGGCCGATGTACCGGCTTGTGCCGCGCTATCGGCTGCGTTGGTTGCAGAATCGGCAGCCCTGCTTGCGCTTGCAACGGCATTAATCGCCATGCTTTCAGCCTGCTTTTTATAGTCCAGCGTCTGATCCTTCCATCCTTCTACGTCGCCATGCATTTGCTGTACCTGGGCCAGAATTTCGGTGAGAGTAAGGTACTCATCCTCGCTCTCAATCGCTCCCTCTTGAACCGGGTTTTCCGTGACCTTCAGCAAGAACTCACTGGCGCAGATTACCCCGCCGCCGGCCGCGACCTCAACAACCGCCCGACAATTACCGGGAACAGCCGTCATCTGCTGAGTGATAGTTATGTATACCCTTGTGCGATCCTCGCTTAATCCAAGTGCCGGATTATATACGCCTTTACCGTCTCCTTTACGGAGGCGGACAGAAACCGTCGCATTTTCCGGTACTTCGTAGGGGACGCCGCCGCTTGATAAATAAACCTCAATAACCGGAAGGGTTTTGTCGTATTGTATGCGCTCGACAATCGCTGAATATTCCCGGGCGTTGTCCATATGGCATACTATCGATTGGACAACCGCACCCTCTGGAAGGCTCATTCCGTTTGCTAGTTCTATCATATTTTCACCTCTTTATCCATTTGTTGTTCCCTGGCCATGCCAGCCGTTTGCGTCCAGGCTGCCGCGCTCTACTCCATCTGTGCCAAAACCGATTCTATTTCCAGTTAATTCAATCCATGTATTTTTTCCGCTGGAGGATGTAAATTGTATATACGTTCTGTCTTTATCGGAGAAAAGAACGTCGCTTGCCCCGTCGTGCCTTCCTCTGCGAAGCCTAATAATTCCTTCTCCGGTTGTACTGTTTCCGGTCATGTTGATAGAATTGTTTCCTCCAGGGTTCGTCACTATGCCCTGGGAGCGGATCACTAAGTTTCCCAATGACATCAGTTCTGCATCGTTTGCAAGCGTATAATCGCCCTGTTCCCGTTGCATAGCGATTATGACCTCGCTACCTGCTCCCGATGCAGTATTTATACGCATGCCTTCATAGGTTCCACCGCCCGCATAGGTTCCGAAGCCGATTCTGGCCGTGGTGGTGCTCCCATCACCCACCCCCTTTAGTATCGACGCCGCAAGCTCTCCCTGACCGTTATTGGCATCTAAATCAAAATAGGGGCCATTTGCAGTGCGCCCTTGGATTCTGCCGGCTTTAATCAGATTGGCCCACAATTCCCCTACGAGGATCATGCTGGCGTTGATTTTGCCGTCTGCTGTTAGTGCGGTAATAAAATCACCATTATATCCTGTGTTAGAATGTCCAAAACCTCCATTGTTCCAACGCCAAACGCTTTGAGCTGTGGCAATGTCCCCGGTATCTAGGCTTGCAATCTCAACCCATTTCCCATTTTTTTGTATGGCCACCATCTCCCCCTTTTGCCCGTTGGTAATCCATCCATTGGCGTTATCCACAGCCTGCTGAAAAACTGTTGAATTAGGAAAATCTTGAATTTGCTGTTGTTGGTTAGCTATTGTACCAGCGATATTACTTTTTAGCTGTCCTAATTCAATGCTCTCATAGCGGTCTTTCAGAACGTCATAAACGGTCTTAACGCACCTTGCTGTTGCTGAGACACCGAGGCTAGGATATTCTACCGTTACCGTATCGCCTAAATTCACACGCTCTAACAGGGCAAGGTCTTTGTATTCCTCAGTTTGCTCCAACGGCTGGAACGAAACGGAGATTGAAACCGCTGGTATGCCTATATCATTATTCTTGACGTAGGCTTGTGCACGTTCTCTTAGCTGCTCTTCTGTTGGCTGCTCTTTAAAATCCGTGGTGAAATCTTTGGGAGCGATTTGCTGGAAGTTATAAGTACCTGGAGCATTGACTATTTTTTCCGGTAACTCAACAAGCGTTCCATCACTGCCCTTCCAATATGGATAAATGCCGGTCGCCACATTGGAAATATTCTCATCCTGCTGTAAATCCGTCAGATTTTTGCCATAACGGATTGTGACGCCGTTGTCCCTTCCGCGCTTGTTCCACAGCTTCACGGAAAAGCGGTCAAACTCATATTCGCCCCTGTAAACATCGAGAATGGACCCTTCTGAGCCCCCCAATAATGACCAAACCGCAGAAGGAACCGATACCTCGAACGCCGCCGATGTAGATTTGTCCGTCCAGAAATCAAAAGGGTTTTCCGTTGACGAATTTTCCTTTAAGCCAATCAGTGCCGATTGACAGCTGCTTGCCTTAAATGGCGAGACAACAATTCCGGTCAGCTTGTAGGCAATATGCCGGGCATATATGGTAATGATACCGGAAAGCGGTTTTGTAATCTGTGTGATAGAAAAAGGCTGCGGGCCATGATAAGGGTCCGGCTTAACAAAAAGAAGCCGGCGGTTTAAGATCTCGGAGTAATGAATGCCAGAAATAGGGTACTGCATTTCCAAATCATATACGCCATTTAGTTCTTGCGTAACCTTCATAGATACGGTATCGGATAAAGCACCTAAACCATTGTTTTCAAAAGCTGTCTCGGTTTCCGGGTATAAAAGAATCACAGTTTTCCTCCTTCCTAAAAATAGGCATAAGAAAACCACGCCCGCATGTTGAGCGTGGTTCTGTTGAGTTTTAGGCTGTTTTTAAGTAAAGCAGCCGGAATGTCTCACGGCCTTTGGGGGTGATGAGCGTTTGCGTTCCGCTCCATTGGGTTTTCTCGTTGAAACTTTCCTTGATTTCAAACAGGCCCGATTCTGTGTATTGCGCATAGGGCATGATTTTACCGCGCTTATCGCGGTATATGTACTTTTTGTCCAGCAAGAAGCGGACGAAATCTTTTTCTTTGATTCCTAACTGCTTGGCGGTTTCGCGGAAGTTTGTCAAAAGGTTTCTGTCCACTAATTCGTCAAAATAGTCCGCCTTGGGTTGCATGACAGCGTTATCGACAATCAGCGCAGCGTTGGCTGCCTCCAGCGCCTTGCGCTTGTCCTGCTCATCCTTTAGAGCGGTGCAAAGCTTAATCATCGTGTCGGGATTCAGGATAACCTCCTCCAGCTTTTCCGGTGTCATGTAGGCCCCGTGCTTGCGGATGGCCGGGAGGACTTCATCGAAAATCCAGCTTTCAAACCGCTCCGCGCCGGGAAGCTCCGACTTAGCCGCCAGACGGTAGATGCCGCCTTCGGGGATAAAGTTCATCTCAATGTTCTGGGCAGCGGGGCTTCCATCAGCTTTTATCCCGGTCTGCACCCCTATACTGCGTTTTACGGTATAGGGGCAGTGGGTGTTTACTGCGTCGTTTGGTTTTTTATATCCTAACGCTTTTGCCACATCAGAGCCGCAGAACAGCACTTTTCCGTTTTCTTCAATCGTCCGAATCTCCCCGAACTCGGGGTTGCTGAAAATTTGCAATTCATTCATGCGATTTCCTCCTTGTTCTCCGTATGCTCAAACAACCATTTTCTGAGGCGTGCAATAACAGTGTCCACGTCTTCAAACTGTTCGTATACCTCCCTGTGCAACAATCTTTCCTGTAAGCTCTGTACCCGCCATTGGTAGTCGCTTATCGCCGGTACATCCACAATAGGCAGCTTTCCGAACGCCTTCGTTCTTATATGCCCTATAATAGGATATTTTCGCCCGCCAATCTCCATTGTTCTCATCATAAAAATACCTCCTGAAAATAAGTTGAATTTCCAGAAGGTATCTGATATACTAAATTTATCAGATACCTTATCTGGTGCAATAACGGATTCGCTCTATCTTTACACGGACGGGCGTTTCCGTTATTTTTTGTCTAATTCAGCCTTCACCATTTTTACACCCTTAATAATAACCTCTGTCCGCGTTGTATTAAGCCGATGAGCACATTCCTGAATTAGGGTTGCTTCATCTTCATTCACTCGAATATTGAGATTAATCTTTCTGGGTGCTTCGCCTTTGGGTGGCCTTCCTGTTCTTGGGGACACTTTATCACCTCACTTTTGCCCTTGCACAAATGATAATATATGCACGCGCAAAAGTCAATAGGTAAATTAGAAAAATTTTGCAAAGAAAAAGCACGCTTTGTAAGCGTGCTTTTATTTTAAGTTTACATCAGGCGGCCTAATATGCGGAAAAGCTATTGCTTATGCTCACACCCATAATAATGCCAAGAACCAGCAGCACCGCAACAATAGCCGTGAGAAACAGAATGCACTTTTTGATAGTTGCAACATTGTTATAAAGATATAACCACATAAGCTTAAACATTTCTTCTTGCGATATTTCTGTATTGTCTCTTCGCAAAAATACATCTTGATTTTCCGTCGATTGGCGAACATTATCGGGCAATGATTCCCCATTAGCTAACATCGCCCGGTATTGCTTACACTCTTCATCCGAGCAAACGTCCTCACGACCAAAGCCAAATTCCAACATCTTTTTTTGATACAATTCATCAATTTTTTTCATAACTCTTCACCTCAACCAAAGTATAACATAAGCAAACAGCGTGAACAACACTAAAAATGGAGCTTGGCATATAACTTCTATATATACAAAAAAACCAAGAGATAATTTAGAAAAATTCACCAAAAGGCTGGAAATCATTCCCTTCCTGTGCTATTATGTCGGTGAACAATAAGCACAGAGGGGGAATGTTGATGAAAAAGACACGGGAATATTATCAGGCATTGCTTGATCTTGGTTTTGTAAAAGGCGAAAATCTGACAAAAGCCGAGGAAAAGCAACATAAGGCGAATCTGATAAACGGGGTTGAAGGAGACGCAAACATCGCAGAAGTTGGCTCTGGGGTTTACAGAAGGGTCACCGATGAGCCTGACATGGAAGCTTTTATAAAATGGTACATGCTGAAATCTCTGTACTTTTCAAGGGCCATTAGGAGCTGCTTGGTATTCTTTGTGGTCATTGCAGTAATCGGCATAGCTATTGGCCTCTTGGCATACATTGTGCCGATCTTGCTTGAATGGCTAAGGCTTTCTTTATAGCCCACTACTGACAGCGAGGAGGAAGAAAAATGAAAAAGACAAAGGAATATTACCAAGAACTACTAGACCTCGACTTTGTGAAAGGCGAGAAATTAACCAAGGCTGAAGAAGATCATCACAGAGCGAGCTTAAAAGCCGGAATCAGTGTAGATAACAACATTGTAGAATACGGTACCTCTGGAACCTATAGAAGGATTAACGATGAGGATCTTGACGATGAGGCCTTAGTCAAAATGTTTATGTTTAAGGCTCTGCGAAAGCTAAACACCATTAAAAATTGTCAGATTCTATTTGTTGTCATCGCTGTTATTGCCACTATACTTGCTATTGTTGCTATGATGTAGGGCAACCAGCAATGCTGCCCGATACCTCCTATCATTATATTATTAACGGGGGAATTGTAATGAAAAACACCAACGAAATACAGAGGGCATTAGTCGACGCAGAGATTATAGACGATGAAATTCAAAGAAATCTACGTAGCCAGAACAGCGAGGAAGACTACGGGGGAATCATGGCGCCCGATATTGCCAAAAAGCTTTTAGAAGACGCCGAGAACGACAAAATGAGTGACGCGTATCTAAAAGTTTTCCTTCTCAGAATGTCCCGCGATATTCACACGATAAAAATCTGTGTGTTAATTTTTTCTATCCTGGCACTAGCTGGGCTCATAATCGGCTTGCTTCTGTCCATCGGCAGCTTAGGCGTTGTCATATCGTCCACCATCTAGGCGTGACCTCTATGCCGGTTATGCCGCCGTCCCAACTGATTGCATTCTCTCCATGCTCAAGAATCGGAAAGGCGCTGGTGGAGATTGTATTGTTTTTATTTTGCTCTTCACGATAGGCGTCCTGCAATTCGCTGTCCAGCATAATATAATCGTTGAGCTCTTTGATCTGAACGCGATAAGAGCCTACATATAAATTCCCGGCTGCTGTCCCGTTGACCTTAATCAACGGCAGAGCCGGGAATAAACTATTATACAGCGTTTGTGCCTTAGATATTGGAATAGAGCGTTCGCCGTCCTTTCTCCACCGCTGCGGCTTGCACACGAAGGAAATCGTTAGCCGGCCGAAAAGGTTCATCGCATTTTCAATCTCGGTAGGCCCGGCATAATAGGCCATACGGTAAAACTCAGGATCATAGCTATCTTCGAGGCGCTGATAGCCGATAGGAGATTGAAGCCAGGCGCGGACAGCCCTTGCGCCCGCTGGAGTTTTGTTTTGATTGGCGTTGAAATACACTTCATAGGGCTGAGTGTAGTTGTCATACGCCCCTGTATCAATCAATAAATCTCCGTTTCTGCCTGCGACTTGAATTGTTTCATAGCGCCGGGAAGGGCCCGGCTGATTTGGAAACCGCTCAACGACCACATTGCAGCTATACGACGGCACGCCAGCCCAAAATATAACGCTCATTTAGAAAAGCTCGCCTCCCTTCTTAATACCTCTGCCTGCATTCTCTGCATGACAACATCGGCAATTCTCTCTTCATCCATACCCGGCTGTGCAACCACGGTAAAAGTAAAATCGCCATAGGAATTGGTTTTGGTATACACATTGCCGGCTGAAATTGCGTTGCTCGGAAGGCTAAAGGGGTGAATATCGGCTTGGGCAGACAACCTGGACGTTCCGAGCCTTATTTCCTTTTCGGCAGATTTAAAGGCCGTTTTCATACCGTCTGATAATCCGAGTTCGAAGCCTTCGCCCGTGTATTCACCGATCTGCTTAAATACTTTTGAGGGAGAATGAATGCCAAGAACGTTTTTTGCCCAGTTTGGAATTAAGTTGAATAAATTATCTATAGTGCTTTTAAGATTCCACTCGCGGCCGTTGATACCTTCTGTGGTTCCGTCTACAATTGCACCTCCAACCTTTTCCATCTCCTTTTTAGCGTCCATCGCGTAATTTTGGTATGTGGTTAAGGTTTCCTTGGTGAATCCTTCCGTTCCCTTTTCATATTGTTCAGCATAGTATTCAAGATTGATTAAAGCCTCTGCATATTGTTCTTGAAGTTTTCTCCTTTGCTCCTCAGCAGATTCTCCCGCAACGCTTGTAGCAGTTATAAAGCCATTATTTTGCTTTTCGAGCAATTCAACGGCCTTCTTAGTATTTCCTTCTAGAGCCAATGTCTGAGCGTCATTATATAGAGTGATAGCCTCATAGTAACGTTGTTTGTCTGCAGCATTCTGGTCGAGTTCAGCCTGATTTTCATCAAGCAGTTTCTTCTCTTTCTCCATGCGGTCTTGTAGTATTCCTAATTGCTTCCAATTATCTATTCCCCATTGTTCTGTTGTATCATTTTCAAGTGCCCGTAGTTTTTTTTCATTTAATTCTTTCCACTCAAGATAGGCCTCATCATACTTCTTTTTTTGCTCTTGTACAGCTCTATAGTTTTCTGCATAAGCCTTGTCAGCCTCAGCCATTTTAACTATAGCTTCGTCAGCTCCAGTTTTAGACTGCTCTAGAAGTATTTCTAGCTTTCTAGCTTCTATCAAGTCTAATACAGAATTCTTCATTTCATCGTAACGGTCAATCTGGTCTCCGGTACGCTTATATTCAGTATCTAAAGCAGCATTAAGCTCCCCTAAGATAAAATCAACACGAGCTTCGTTAGCATCTTTTACTTTTCCGTTGGCCTCCACCAGTGTGTTGAGTTCATTATAGAGATTCTGTACATTTTGAATCTCTGCGAGGTCTTTTTCTGCTTTTTCTCTTGCTGCTTCAGTTACCTGCAAATAAGATTCTCTGGCTTCATCTAAAGCTTCCCTTTTTTGTTCTAGGGCTTCGCGTGATATGCGCTCCTCTTCGGTTTCCTTTTGGGTCTCAGTGATTAAAAAGCCAATCCCTGTCACCAGAAGGCCTACAGCGGTAGCAACAGCCATTGCCGGATTTGCGCCAAGGGTGGCGTTAAAAAGCTTTACTACTATATTTGCGCCCTTAACTCCGTCTGTCATAGCTTTGATTGACTTCGTGACATTTGAAATTGTGGTCGCTACCTTCCAGGTGGCAAAAGCCGCGCCTATACCGGTTAAACCGACCATAACTGCATCCTTGTTGTCAATCACAAAATCAAACAGGCCCTTAATTCCCGGAAGAACTGTCTTTTTGATAAAGTCAAAGCCATCATCAATCGCGTCTACAAAGCCGTCAATGTCTACATCCTCGGTTAGCTCCAAGGCCGAATCGACAATCCCATTAAAGCCCCGCTGCACAGCAGTGGAAACCGGGCTGAGTTTTTTGGCGAGCTTTGCTGTGCTGTCCTGAAAATCAGAGGTTGCCTCATTGGCCTCTACCAGGTCCTTATTGGTATCTCTCCATGCCTGTCCGGCGTCTGGCAATCCTTGGCTGGCAAGCTCTTGCATGACGATGTTGGTTCGTTCGGTCTGAGATTTTGCCTGCTTCAGCTTTTCGTTAAATTCGTCTTCGTTGGTACCGGCCCAATTCAGCACATCTGCAAAATTGCCCGTTACCGTACCGGCCTTGATGGTTTCGTTGATACTTTCAGCGAGCCCATCAATCGGAATGCTGTCGCCATATGTGGCCCATGCGCCGATTGCCGCGTCTGTCAGCTCTGTAAGCTGTTCCTGCTCTAAACCCAGCGCCTGGAGATTCGCGGTCGTTGTAGCCGCTGTCTGGTCGTCGGCAAGGACACCGTAAAGCGTTTTATAGGTTTCAGCCGTCTCCTCCGCGCTGTAGCCGGCACGCTCACTGGAAACTTCCAGGCTGCCCATGATTTTTTGATATTCTTTCGAGCCCTCGACAATCCCGTCGATTCCATCTTTGAGCGAACTGAGCGCACCGGTTATTGCTGAAGCGGTTAGATTTGCGGTTAAGGCGTCACCAAATGAAAAAGCAGCCTTTTCCCCGTTTTTCATGCTTTTAGTAACATCTTCGATACCATCATCTGTTGAATCAAGGCTGTGCTCCATATTGTTCAACGATGTTTTCGCGTCGTTCAACGCCTGCCGCCATTTTAGGGTTTGTGTAGCGCTATCCCCATATTTTTGCGACGATTCTCTAAGGCCCTGATCTAATAGATCGACCCGCTGCTTTTGCACGCGAATCTGTTCATTTAGAACCTTCATTTGTGCGGAAAGCTTTTCCTGCTCGGAGTCATTCTCCGTAAAGGAAGAGGTGACACGCCGCATTTCCGTATCAAGCGTTTTTGCCTGTTCAATAATATTATTGAGCTGTTTTCTGTACTCTGCTTCCCCGTCAATTCCGATTTTAGGTCCGATATTTACGGCCATAATTTTATCACCTCAGCTTTAGCAATCCGTCCATAGAACAGGGTTCTTTTATCTTTTTAGGCTCTGCTCCATTAAAAATAGAAAAGCAGGAAATCATGTCGCACATCTCTGCATAAGAGGTGCATAGGATTTCCTGCTTGCTCATATTCAGCATTCTTCCATAGAATAAAAACCAGGCCCGGTTAAACCTTATTTTGCGGCTTTTTCCTTTTTTTTTGCGGGTTCAACCTCCACGGTTTCCCCGCCCATAGCCTTAGCAATAATTGCCAGGATTCCGCCTTGACACAAAGAAAGATATTCGTTGACGGGCATATTGAGAAGCTCCTTTGTATTGAGCGGTTGCTTCTCGTACGCCGGATCACCAAAGGCCCGCTGCTCTTCAGCACCATTGCTCAGCGCCGCCAAAATCTTGATTGAAACTTTTGCCAGCTCCCCGGTAGGCAGCTGGTTAATCTCGTTGATTCTGTCAAAATCCTTGCCGGGGCAAAGGTCGGAAATATCTGAAAAGGCCTGCACGGTCAATGCTAGCGGATATTCTTTCCCTCCAACGATTATGCTTACCATCTTACGCGCCTCCTCCGGTAATCTTGAAGAAAGCCTTCAGAATTTCCTCTGCCTCGGTTTCGGTCTCCTGATCGTCAAAAATCTTCTGGAAATTTTTCTGCGGGGTATCATCCCTCATTAGGTCGGCTGTGAGCTCCCTGGTCTGCCATTCAATAGATTCCTCCTGAGTGTTCGCCTCGTTTCCGCTCATTTGGAACCGGCTCTTTGTTAAAACATAGGGGGCATATGTAGTCACGCCGCCCGACATGTACCGGATAATAAAACCGATTCCAACATAGGGCGGAACCGCCGCTTCTCCATAATTACGGACCTGAACGGTTTTGTCCGCCCCATATTCAAATGATTCCGGCTCCGGTAGGCCAAAAATTAACTCTTCCGCCTCGGCAAATAGCCCGTCAACCGTAAGCGTCGCCGTCCCTCCGGTGAATACGCCGGGAATATTTTCAGCTTCCACATTGTTTGCATAAAACGGGTTGCTGTCTCCAACCTCATAATCCGTACTTACGCCAACACCTCGCGCCAGCTCCATCCCTTTGGAATAGGTGACGGTTCCGCCAGAGGCCGAATATACTGCTACATAGGGCTTTGAAAAGCCCGTAATAACTTTACCTGCCGCCATTAATCTCATCGTCCTTTCAATTTCTGTTCAATGTCTTCATCAATAGCCTGCTTCATAGCCTCTACCGCAGGCTTTTTAGATTTATTCAGCGCCGGTCGCACAAAAGGGTGTTTTTCCCTGTCTGAGGTACCGCTTTCTATTCCCCGCGCAACAAGCACGTTTGGCTGACCTTTTGGGTATTTCTTTGTCTTTACGTTGTTGTACCCGGAAAAGCCTAATTTCGCATTAATATATCCGTCTTTGACCTCTAAGGGTGAAATACCGAACCCTTTTATCAGCCCTTGTTTCTGCCCTACAGTAAGTGGGGCGGGGTCCTTTTTTGCGTAAGCAACGATACCTTCAAGCTCTGGTTTTGCCGGCAGGGCTTCCATATTTTCCTTAACAGCGTCCGCGACTACCTTTGCGCCGGCATAGACAGCCTTCCTGCAAACATTCCGTGTGTCTTTATAAAGAAGGGAGATTTTTTTTTCATATTCCTCCATCCCTTTGAAAGTAAAACTAGCCATCCAGTACCTCCCACACCCATTCATAATGATAAAAGCCTGTGTCCTCCTCAAATTGAACCGAATTAAGGAACCAGGCTATTTCATTATTATTTAGAGAGGTTTCAAAATCATCCTTCCAGGGGTCAAACTCCTGCTTAGTAAATAAATCAGTGCTCCCAGTTATCGTTCGCTCCGCATGTTGGTTTCCAGCTTCAAAATCATTTGCTCCTTCTTCCTGCCAGACAAAATAGCGCTCCGACTTTATTCTCTGCGCATGGCTCACCGCGTCTGTCACCGCTGTGTGTACAGCAATAATTTTTTCAAACCATCTCATTTGAAACCTCAAACCTCTGCTCAATTTTTGCAAGGGTTATATCCATACTTGAAGGGAAAACATTCTGTACTGATTGGACCGTATCTATCCGGTACTGTTTTCCGTCCTCAGTAACCGCAACATCCTGATTATTTACATCACCAGCCCGCGGCGTTCTGATAACCCGTTCAATCTCAACCTGGTTTTGTCGTCCGCTATATAACCGCTGAATACCGAGCCGCTGCTCTTCATAACGAAGGGTAAGCTTTTTCTTTAGCCCCGGTTTAGGCTGATAGCCGGGCTCTGCAATGTCTGTGACAGCGTAAACCGTCACCAGACCATCATTAAACACTTGCGTGATTTGATTGTCAGCCGGACGGTGCGGCGCTTTCCACATGCCGGCCCACCGCCCTTTCGTTCTGCATGGCAAGGATTCTTGCTAAATAGTTGTTTTCAAACACGTCCTGCGCTCCATCCCGCATATAACGTACATATTCAAAAAGCAGGGTGCGGGGCTCTCCATCGGTTTCATAGTCCATCGCTTCTCCGCCTTTTCCGTCCAAATAAACCGAACCGGAGGCAATAAGGCCACGGATCTTCCCATCCGTGGCCTTGTCCTCCCAGGTAATATTCAGATAATTTTTAACGTCTGCAAGAAGTTCAGCAGGAATTTCCGCCCGCTTCATCATGATTTAGTGACAGTAACTGTGTACGTTTTTGTAGTTTTACCATCGGCCGCAGTTACCTTAATCGTCACTGTGTTGGAGCCCTCCTGCCAGGTGGCAGCTGATCCGTTATCAACCTCAGTCTCTCCGACCTTCACTTCAATAGCAGCTTTTGCGTCTGCCGGGGTCGCTGTGACAGTGTTAGTTGCATTGGTAGTGCTTGTGGTATAGGTGGTCGTTTCAGACGCAAATGCTGGGCTGAGCGTCAAACTGCCGATTTTCAGGTCAGAAAGCGCAGCGTTATTGGACGGCGTTGCAGTCGTTACCTGTTCCACTTTCCAAACTGCAGGCTGCAAAGCAGAAATGTCCAGGTACAAGAATGCGTTATTATCCATCGGAAATCCGTTGGCATATAGCTTAATCAGATACATACGCTCATCTTCGAGGAAATGATAGGAATCGTCGTATTCAATTCTGCCTTCCTTACCCATTCCAGCCCCGCCAAAATACTTATAGGCAAGGCCCAGAAGCGCCTCGCCGCGATCCAGCGCCATAGTCTGGACAATGCGCATGGGATAAGGCAGGACATCATTTCTGTATGTACCGTCCGGTGCCATCAGGGTTGTGGCAGGCATAACCTTTTGGAAATAATCCTGCGGGTTGACGATCATCACAACGTCCCGCAAAGTCCGGGGCTTGCCGTTCGGGTCGACAGCGATGATGGAAAGGAGGTTCCCAATAGTTTCCGGCTGTAGGTCCGTAACGGTGATTTTTGCCTTTTCGGGATAAACTCCGCCCGTAACAGTCACGCCTTTCCCAACCTGGCGGTTCATCCCGATGGGCTTTTCATTGCCGTCGCCTGCAACGATTCCAGCTTCCAGGCCGTTCGCAAGCGCCTCATATAGCACTTGACGCACATAATCATCAAGCCATTCCGGGCCAAGGTCAAGCATTGCTTTACAAACCGGGATAAAGGCCGACAGTTTCAGCTGCGTCATGTCGATGGTTTCAAACCCGGAAACCAACTCCTTGACAATGTCGTCGCATAGCTTGCCCCAAACAGCTTCTTGATAGCCGTTAGTATTCATAACCATTTCAGTGAGGCCCGTTGTCGGCACAAAATTAATCAAGGAGAGCAGCTCATGGCGTGTTTGCAAATCGTCAAAGACTGATTCCATGATCGTTTTTGGCATTACCAGGTCAGCGTTTGTCAATGCCTGCTTCGGGTCCTTAGACCGCATACACTCTGCAACCTTCTGGTAATAATCGCGCTCCTTGTTGGTGAGCTGGCGCACCCCGCGCTGTGACAAGATCCTGGAATCCATCTCCTGCTTAAGATCATTTAGCTGTGCGTCATACCGCTGCTGGACATCCTGATTAATGCATTCAATCATTTGATCAAATGCCTGATAAAAGCCCTCTGTGTCGTTCCCCTTGATCGCCTTCTGCAGCAGCCCGCGAATTTCCTCGCGGCTCAAAACGTCGTTTGATTTCATGTTTTTTCTCCTTTCGTTTTTAGGCATTAAAAATCCCGGCCAACATTTGCATAATGCCGGGGCCGGGTTCTTTACTTTGTTTCATGTTGTCTTTGGGATTTTCAGGCAATTTCTGAACAAGAGCCCTCAGTTGGGCCGCCAGGCTTCTTTGAATCCCGATTCGCTGCTCCAAATTAAGATTTGCCTTTTGCAAAATCTGTCCCGCATTGCTCATATCAGCCTCTTGCTCCGCAAATTGGTCGGCCAGTCCATATTGAATACACTGTTCTGCTGTCAACCACGTTTCCTCATCCATCATTTGAATAAGTGTTTCCTCGCTGAGATTGCCGGCTGCTTTTTGTAAATAGGCCTGCCGTCCAGCAGCATTGATAACATCCAGATCGTCTGCCGCTTTTCGTAGTTCAACAGCGTTTCCAACCGTTCCCATCCACATGTTATGAATCATCATTAGAGCGTTTTTGGGCATGATTACGGTGTTTCCCGCCATTGCAATGACAGAAGCGATTGAGCAGGCAAAACCATCCACATATACCGTCTTGTGCGCGGGGTGGCGTTTGAGCTGGTTATAAATCGCAGTGCCCTCAAATACAGAGCCGCCATAAGAATTGATGTAAATGTTAATCTCGGTAACGTTTGGATATTTTGCCAGCTCCTCGCGGAAAAAGTTCGCTGAGGTTTCAGAGCGAATAACCTCATCGGTCCACCAATCATAACTATCTCCTTCAACGTCGCCATAGATAAACAAATCCAGCGTGTTCTCAGACGCAGCCTGTTTGATTTCCCACATGTTTTTTCTCATTCCACTTCTCCTCCTTCCTGAGTAAGCGGGCGGGTGGCCTGTCCCATTGTTGATATGTTCAGGGTCATATAGTGCTCATCCGCCCACGGCTCGTTAATTATTGCCTGGTTTGCCGCCCTCCGCACGTCGTTGATGGTATACGCGCCGGAGCCCACCAGCTTTTCTACATTGGCGGCGTTCTCAAACAAATCAAAATGTATAATCGAGGAAGAATCCACACGGATAAAATCGCCCCTATGCCATCCGTCATAGCCATAGCGTTTCCTTGTGGCTTCCTCCTGAAGCTGGTCACAGATTGGATCAATGCAATTTGTCAAAAACCTGGTGTTTGCGTCGGCAGTTCCCTCTACCTTTCCATTGACCAGAACAGCGGGGATTAAAAAGGCCCGGGCGGTAAAATCAAAGATGTCCTCAATCAGATTTTTAATATCACGTGTGTCTTTCGCGCCGCTGGTTCCGCTTGCTTTCTCGTATTCATATCCATCAAATTCCGGTAATATCGCCCCGTTGCTATTCAGAAAGGGCTTTACCTGAGCCTCGATCATAGCTTGGAAGTTTTGGGCCCAGCCTTCATCTCCGCGCGCCATCTGCGAGACATGGACCTTCCAATGCTGCCCCTGATCCCATTCATAGTTCTTGATCGCAGCTTGTACTAAACGAAAGTAAGACTGATATAATCCATTGACAACCGGACGCATATTTTTATGGTTTAATTTCAAATGAATCACATTGTTTTCGTAAATGGGGTATTGGTATTGATAGTTGTCAACTACGATTCCGCGATATTCATTTTGCCTGCTGGGCCATTCTTCTGGGTCCTCCCAGTCATCAGCGACCACAAGCGTCTCTCTCCCATCCACAGGGAGAGCGTTGACAATCAAGGCCTCATTGTCTTGGTACAGCTGTGCAATCAGTTTATGCATAAACATGGTTGAGTTCTGGTTGATGTTCGGGGAATAATTCCACATATAGTATTCCTTTTCAAATACCTCTTCGTTTCCCTGAAATGTTTTAATCTCGCAGCGCCCCATTGCATTTGCAATCATATCAACGCATATCCAAAAACAAAGTTCGCGGATTTGATATTCTTGAGCGGCCTCAAACAGCTCCCGGCATGTTACATCTACCATCTCCACCTTTCCCTTCTCTTTTTGAGCTCGGAAAAGCTTAAAAAAATCCAGCCCCAAATAATCACCGCCTTTCTATAGCCTGATCGCCCCGATTGGAGGGGCTGAAACGGGCATTCCGTCGCCTAAAACAGGCTCTATAACTACGCTGGCAACCAACGCCATAAACATATCTGTTTTTCGGCTTTTTCCTTCTATTTTGGCATAGATAAAATTTCCCGTGTCTACACCCTTATTTTTTGAGCTGCGCGTCCGCTTGGTGTTGTTCACCGCCCACCGTAAACATGGATTATCTCCCCAATGGAAAAGGCCGCGGTCGAAGCACTCCTGGATGACTGGCTCAATCATCATAATATCGGAAGGCCTAACCAGTTTTACATGGTTTCGGTCATTGGCGTCAAATCCTATTTTTTTCATACTCTCAGACACCAGGGTCCAACGAAAATGATCCATCGCTAAACCCTTGATGTTATAAATCCCTGCCGCTTGCTGAATATAGGCAGCAAGTAAATCGGGGTGAATGCTAACGTCTTCGACAACCGTCACAAGCCCCTGTTTAGCCCAATCCTTCCAGGGGGCTTTCACCCGGCTGAGAGTTTTTGATTGAGCGCACAGCCATGCGTGATTAAGGTCGTAGCGTTCGGGCCCACGGCGGAAATGAAGGTTTACCGCCGCCCAGTCTGATAATTCGGCGTAGTCTATGCCAACAGTACAGGACCATCCTTTCATATTCGGCAGCTTCTGGTTGGTCAATTTTACCTTCTCGTAGTCTGTCACGCTAATCTCCTTTTGCCCTGCCCGTATTCCCATTCGCTTTGTTATGAAGTCGCCGTTCTGCTCTGGGTGTTCGCACCAATCCCGATATTCATCTTCAATCTCCTGGCGAAGGTGTGGAAGATAATAAAGGGAAGGGTTTGCCATATACCAATTTTCAGGATCATGCACCTGCTCTTTATTTTCCAGGCAGCAAATAAACGGCAAAAATCCATTGTCCGGTTCGCCTTCAAACAAAATCCGCCGGCCACGCGCTAAATAATCATCCAAAGGGCCGTCTGAAATTTCTCCATTTGAAGTAAATATTCCCACACGGGGCTGTGCCACCTTTCCTTGACCGGTTATAAAAACTTTGATATTGTCGTAATTTTCAAAAGCATGAACCTCATTGAAAACGACTTTTCCTGATCTCATTCCATCCCGGCCCTTTGGGTTATTGGTTCGGCCCTTCATTACTCCCTTATTTTTGCGTCCCTGAATAATCTCTTTGGTATGGTAATAATGCTTTTTTAGCTTCGCTTCAAATTTTGGATTTTCAAGGACCTCCGCGAGGTCTTTGACCGGAGTAACAGCCTGTTCCTCGTTATTTGCACATATGTCCACATTGTAATGCGCGACCGGGTTGTATGGAGAAACCGAGCAGGCTGAATCAAAAGCAATAAAACCATCCTTTCCCGCACCGCGTCCCACCATGCAAAATAAAGTTTTCCACCGTGGCATCCCATCAGCCTTATAGGTACAATCCCATAATGCAAGAACAAACGCCTCCCAGGGGAAAAGGCGATCATAGGGGAAATACTTAATCAAACCAAGATATTTATTCAGCTGTTCGGTATCAACATAAAGCTCCTCCGTTTCAAAGCAGTTGCGGACATGAGCGACCAGGGAACGTTGTTCCTTACAGGCACGCGGTTGATTTGATTCAACAATTTCAATATAATTGCTTACCTCCACAGGAAGCTTACAGCTCATCATCCTCACCGCCTGTTTGCGGCCTGGAGCTTGTCGCCTGTTCGCGGAATCCAAGCGCTGTCCATATGTTCAGCATTTGAGCCGAGACCCTGGTCGCAATAGTCAGTGACTTATTGTCGGTGGTCCCTTTTTGCGTAGCCCCGTTTGAATATTCGACATAGACCCCGCGCGTTACAACATCCTCATTGAGCATTTTTAACCAACACCAAAGATTCATATATTCTTGCACCTTATCGGTGTATTGCCGCCCCACCAAACCACGAGTGTCCAGGTCATCCAGCATATCATTTTTTAATTCTACATATTCCGGCGTGTTGGACCACCGGCTGGCAGCGGGCTGTCGTTTTCCAGCCAAATCAATCACCTTCTTTGTTTTTTACTACACGGTCATGCAAAACCTTGGAAAAAGCTGAAATGTCTTGCAAACCCCCGAATACGTATTTTTTTTACTTACTCTGTTTTTCAGAAGGGGGGAGTTCCCAAAATCCCCATCTATATTTATAAAATTTTTCGCATGCGTAATATCTGCCGCAATTAATACATTTTCGAATAATAACCTCCATATTAATCCCATCTTTCTTCCGTGATTGGAGCCCGTATATTTTTAAATTGTCTTTGACTTTCCGGGTGTAGTTCTTCATGACATTGCTTACAGACGCTTATAAGCTGGCGTTCCCCTGTTTCCTCATCCCATATAGAGAGAGCTAAGTCCGGCCTGCTTCTTAAATGTTTGACATGGTGGACTATCTTGGCCTTGCGGTATTTGTGCTTAACGTCCTTGCAGCGTTGACATTCATAATGGTCCAGTTTTAAAACATCTTCCCGAGACTTCAACCATTCTTCCCAAGTGTAAAACTCGTGTTCTTTCCCTGCATTTATTAGATCTATTAGGCGTTTTAATTTGATCGGAGCAATCACAATATTAATCCTTTGTCAATTCCTTCAGGGAGAAACAGAGGCTATTTCGCATGTCATACAGAAGAGCAAGACGCTTGCGCCCTTCTGTGCTCATGCATTCCTTTCTGTT